TTCCGACTGTGTAAGGATTATTCCGACTGTGTAAGGATTATTCCGACTGTGTAAGGATTATTCCGACTGTGTAAGGATTATTCCGACTGTGTAAGGATTATTCCGACTGTGTAAGGATTATTCCGACTGTGTAAGGATTATTCCGACTGTGTAAGGATTATTCCAATTATTTGAGAACTATACAAATTTGTAAAATACAATACTAATTACACCAATACTATTGTATTTTCAATATTATATTTAAGCTAGTTTGATACCACCAACTAAACCTGTGCCTAAACCGAATCCGGCACCGCCTCTCATGGATGAACCCATGGATGGAACAAAAGTGTCTAAAATACTGAATGATGCAGCGGCAATTAATGCGATGATAAGGATTTCATCAACATTAAGTGGTTTACGTGGTACAATCATTGCAACAACGGCAACTGCAAGACCTTCAATAAGGTATTTAATGATACGCTTAACTAATTCTGCTAAATCGAATGTCATAGTTACTATTATAAATAATACTAACAAAAAAATTAGAAAAAATAGAAAAATTAATATATTAATTTAAAAAACACTTAAACATATTTATTGCTAAAATAATACTATGGCAAACTTTGAAAGAAAAAATCTAGACAACGGAAAACCAAATCCTAAATATATTGATTTATGTGACGAGGATACTCCAATCGCCGGACAAAAATTCGCATGCATGTCTTTTATTTCACCTGAAAAAATACTAAAAAAACGCGAATTGTTCATGTTTGAACATTTTCTTAAACAATGGGATTTTACTAAATCTATGACTAAATTCTTTGATTTCATCCATTTCTTATCTTATAAATACAATTTGAATGTAGAAGATGTCATGAATGATTTCAATGAGTTTTCAAAGGAAGAAGAAACTAAGCTAAAAGAATCATCTGTCGATGACGATTTCAATAATTTCATGGATAAAAATGAAGACCGTCTGGCAACTCAATTCCAACGTGAAAATGCTTTCCAAACATCTGTTCGTGGTTTAAAAGTTAGAGGTGTATTTTCAACTCAAGAAGAAGCTGAAATACATTGCAAGAAGCTTCGTGAATATGACCCAAATCATGACATTTTTGTAGGACCGGTTGGTATGTGGATTCCATGGGATCCAGATGCTTACAAAACTGGTCGTGTTGAATTTATGGAAGAAGAACTAAACAAATTACACCAAGAAAAATTGAAAAATGAAACCAAGGCAAAGCAAGAATTTGAACAACGTATCAAGGATACTAAAAAGAAGGCAATTGAAGAAAATATCAAATTAGCCGAAAAATCAGGAAACGTATTAACTCAAACAATGGACGAAGACGGAAATTTGGTTGGTGTTCGCGAGACAGTTAACTTCGACGAACGTGAAGCTGCTGACGTTGAAACAACAAACATTCGCAATGAAATGCTTCGTGAAACCAAATTAAAACAACAAGAAACAAAAGAAGCTGAAAAACATAATGAACAGCGTGCAGATAGTATTCAAGTAGAAATGAATGATGAATAAATACATGAATAAATGAATGAATATAATTATTATATAATAATCATTTGTTATGATTATTATCTAATCTGGTTCGAATTACCATTTGGATTTTTTAACATTGATAGCCGGGCCACTATTTTTCTTTTTCGATTTACTTGGGTCATATGCTTCATCTTCATCGTCAGAACCCATATTTTTCGAAATTTCCCAAAATTCTTTGGAACCCAACTTGAAATCGGGACGGCCTTCGGCTTTATACCAAAATATTTGGTCTTGTAATTTATTCGACTTTGCATTGTTATTTATGACTAAACATTCATAGTTCTCCGTAGTTTGGTCCATTACTGAATTAAACGATTCCAGTGTGGGGAACATAGAAGCATAATTTTCCCATATTCTTTTACGATTTGTCATATAAGGTTCTCTTAAAATAAATACATAATCAATGTTTGTTCTCAAATTGGGCGGAATACCCAATGGATATTGCATGGTTATAATAAGCATGACTTTCCAGTGACGACCATTCATAAAAAGAAGGCGCATCATTTTATCACGGGTCCATGTTTGGTCATATAAACAATCATCTAAAATTACAAACGCGCGAGGGTCGATGGTTGTTTTTTTGTATGTTTCGATTTCTTTGTTCACCTGTTTTAACACTGCTTTTTGGCGACGCAATATGTTCTCAATTAATACTGTATTATATTCATCATGAATAAACAATTTTGGCACATGACTTGCATAAAATCCGTTTCCGGCTTCTGTTCCAGATATAACAGTCCCAATTGGTATATCTTGATGATGATATAATAAATCTCTCACCAAATACGACTTACCTGTATCACGACGACCAATCATTACAATGACTGGACCTTTATTTTCATCTGGTTTAAAAGTAATTGTTCTCATATCAAATTTCTTTAATTCTAACGTCATGTTTTCCTAAATTATTGATTTAATAATGTATAGATATAAATTAATTGTATACAACATAACGTATATACGTGAAAATAGGATATAAAGACCTACCTATTAGTAAAAATAAGTTTGAATATTATTGTTTTAATATTCATGAGTAAATATACAGAAACTATTATGACAGATTTAGGAAATCCTGTAAAATTATTTCAAATTAATTTTTGTAAAAGAAAAGAAATAGATTTAGATGAATTAGAAAAACAATATATTCCGAATAAAATAGACGAAGACAATGAATACAAACCTTTTTCCATTTCAAAATTTCAAAATTATAATCCAATTTATAATCAGTATTTTGACATGGATGATACTAACTACAACCGTATTTCATTAAATTCGAAGTATCAATTTAAAAATTTACAAGAGGTTGAATGTTTAGAAACAAATACCACCCATGAAAAAAACGTATTTATCAAGTTCTCACCATTACTAGACCCTATACGATATATGATTGGTAAATATCAAAATTTAGATAAAAATTATTTGCTTCCAAGCATTGATAACAATATTGCATGTTTTTCTAAACTGAGTGACCATAATAATATGGCATACACCGATTGTTTTTTTAGTTTTTTAAGTAGTCAATTGTTGAATTATCATGGGTTTGTTCATGGAATTGATTTTTACGGGTCTTTTTTGGGAATTCAAGAAAAATTCAAGGCAAACGTAACGGATGATTTAGACTATTTAAACAATTCGAAATTCTTTAATGAAAATGTAGGTGTTTTATTTTCGATTACCGAAAATGATGAAAAAATGGATTTTGGTTCTCGTTGTAATAGAAAAAAATTAGCAATTTCATCATTATCGAATCCTCATAATTTATCGGCGATTTCGTTGGGTGCTGATATTTTAGACGAATCAAATGATTGTAAACATGAAAGTGAATTGGTTTATAAAAATAATTCAAAAAAGAATTCATCATGTTCGTCATCATCTTCATGTGATAAAAGTGAATTGAACTATACAAGTGATGACAATGATGAAGTTGACGATTCAGATGATGATGATAATTATTCAACATGTAGTTCAGATGAATCCGACTCAACAAGTGGTGACGAAGATGAAGACTCCGAAGAAGAAATATATGCATATATATCAAAATTTCCGGTCCAAATGATTTGTTTAGAAAAATGCGATGGAACAATTGACGACCTTTTTGAAAAAGATATGCTGAATGAAAAACAATGCGCAAGTGCGATTTTTCAAATCATTATCACAATAGCAACCTATCAAAAAGCGTTTAATTTCACACATAATGATTTACATACAAATAATATCATGTATATTAATACGGATATTGAGTTCTTGTATTATTGTTATAATAAAAAGTATTACAAAGTTCCTAGTTACGGAAGAATATATAAAATAATCGATTTCGGAAGAAGTATTTATAAATATCAAGGTAAAACTCTATGCAGTGATAGTTTTGCACCCGGTGGCGACGCAGTTACACAATATAATTGCGAACCATTTATGAATGAAAGCAAACCTCGTTTAGAACCCAATATGAGTTTTGATTTATGTAGATTAGGTTGCTCTATCTATGATTTTGTAATAGACGATGAGAACAATCCTAAAAAAATGGATGATTTCCAAAAAACGATTGTACGATGGTGTATGGACGATAATGACAAAAATGTTTTGTATAAAGCAAATGGGGATGAACGTTATCCTAATTTTAAATTGTATAAAATGATTGCACGAACTGTTCATAAACATACACCAGAAGAACAATTCAAATTTCCATTGTTATCACAATTTGAAATTGCAGAGAGTGATATAGAGAAACAAACTGTTATCAATATTGACAAAATACCATCGTATATGTAATATATTTGTAAGAAGTAGAAAAAATATAGTTTTATATTATAAATGAAAAATAAAACTATAAAAAATACCATAAATACAATAAACACAATAAACACAAAAAATGCAAAAAATAAAAAAAACAAAAAGAACAAGACAAAGCATGTTCGATTTGCAAAGAAACTGGAACATTATCAAATAGAAACATCATATAATCCTATAAAAATACCTGCCACATCAAGATGTGCAGAGCCTGCAAAAGAAATTAAAACTGCATTAGTATCGAATGTTTTACGTAAATAAAAAGATGTTTTAGCGTATTTCTGTATAATTTATATTGTATAATACAAATTATATTTGCATATAGTTGTAGCAATATTTTATTTCATGTATTGAAATTTGAATTCTTCTGGCGTGTAAATCGGTATTCCTAATTCTTTGGCTTTTTTGATTTTATTGGAATCATCTTCTTTTGATTTGACAATTACCGCAAACGTATTTTTATTCACCGAATCTTCCAATGTAGCGCCGACTTTTCCCATTTTTTCAATGATTTCTTTATCACGAACCTTTGTCATGACTATTTTTTTACCATATAATGGGTCACTTGTATCTATTACTATATTGGCTATTTCACTTGTTTGTTCTGGCTGTTTTGTTTCGCTCAATTTTCCTTTTAACCCGGTTTCTTCCAAAAATGCCATAAAAGCAGGGATATTAATAACTAATCCTTTTGCGTTTTCTAGTCCAATTCCTTTGATGGATTGCAATTTTTTCACTTTTTCTTCGACACTGTCTTGTGATGTTAATAAATCTGGATATTCATCCATCATTGGCTGCATTTTTTTTCTTGAAAGTCCTCTTCCAAACGTATTGGATGCAACCATAATATCCAATAAGGATGCTTTATCGACCTTTTCATGAATTCCATTGTATATCTTTTCTACCATTTTGGATTTGAACCCTTCTACTTTTTCAAAATCGGTCTTGGACATTTTCAATATCTTACCAACTGTATTGAAGCCCGCTTCCATAATACGCTTTACATTTCCACTGGATAAACCATCCACTTCCAATTCTACGAAAAACATGGTTATATTCTTTTCCAATACGGTAATATCACCTTTGATGTCTTCCAATATAACATCTATATGGGTCGATGTCCATGTATAAGGAACACTTGGCATCTTGGCTTTTTCGGCTGGTGTTGTAACTGCTTTTATATAGGGTATTACATCACCACTACGAATCATTTGGACAATTGCTCCAATACCTAATTTGTTGTCTTCTATGAATTTTCCATTGAAACCAGTGGCATATTCAATGGTAACTCCACCTAAACGAATTGGTTCAATTCGTACACGGGGTTTCAAATAACCATTTTTACTTGGTGACCATATAACATCTACCACTTTTGCTTCTCCCATTTGGTCAGAAAGAACCATTTTAAATGCAAATGCATGTTCGGGATTACCGGAAATACGTTGATATATATTATCGTCTGTTACAATAACACCGTCAATTTCGTACATATAGTTTGTTCGCCAATCCACAAGTATTTCAGAAAGCATTTCATTAGAAAGTGAAGACAACGATTTGTTCATAACAACTTCATGTTTCATTTCGGTTAATTTTTGTAATTGTTGACTTGGTGTCATTTTTGGTTGAATAATTTCATAAGCTACAAAATGTAAATCCTTTGCTTTTTCATCGATGGTTTTGCTATTGATGATTCCGGATACTAAGTTTCGCGGGTTGGCAAAAACGGATTTGTATTTTTCTTCAAATACTTGTTTAGGAATAATGAACTCGCCGCGGACAACCATATTTGGCATTTTTGGTAAATTTAAAACACCTAATAGATGACTAATATCTTGACCGACCTTTCCATCACCTCTGGTATACAATTTAGGCTGTGGACCTTCGGTTGAATACATACCACTAACTCCATCTAATTTGCATGATAATACATATGGTCCTTTGTATTTATTCATCCAATTGGAGAGAGCATTTGAATCTGGTTTAATTTTGTCCATCGATGGCATTTCATATGGTAACGTTACCTTGTTTTTTTTAACAGGAGCACCAATCAAATCAACTTCCACATTTTTAGGATATTTTTTTGCAGTGTATTCTTTTACAATATCATACTCGTTATCGGTCATTAATGGTGCGGTTGTGTTATAATACCTATCACTTGCTAAAACAATCATTTCGGACAATTCTTTTTCATTTAGCGAATCTAAAATAGTTATACCTTGGTCTTTGAAATTGGTAATATGTGTTTTTATTTTTTCAATTTCTGTATTGGGTATATTATCAACGGTCATTACCTTCTTATCTTGGGTTATATTTAATTCATTTTCTATTTTTTCTATTTTTTCAATTTTATCTTTTTTTTCAATTTTATCTTTTTTGTTTTTCCTAGTTTTTGGTTCCTTGGGAACTTTCTTTTTAGGCGATTTTTGTTTTCTTGCTTTTCTTGTTTTTTGTTTTTCTGGTTCTCCTTTGTCCTCTTTTGGAATTGATTTAGGAGAAATAGTTTTCAAAACTTCTATATTTTCTGGTATTTTTTGAGAACCAAGTTCTCTTGGTTGTTCTCCAAACCCTTCTTTTGGAACTGTGTTTAAAAAATTGGATTGCATACTATCTATGTTTTGAGGAACAGGTTCTTCTATTTCTTCTTTTAAAACATCCTTTTCCTTTTCCTTTTTTGTTTTTCTTGTTTTTGGTTCCTTTGGAACTTTCTTTTTAGGCGATTTCTTTACTTTTGGTTCTTTTGGTTCTTTTGGTTCTTTTGGTTCTTTTGGTTCTCTCTTTTTCCTTGTTTTTTGTTTTTCTGGTTGGACAAGTTCTCCTTTTTCCTCTTTTTCTTCTTTTTCATTTGATTTAGAAAAAATAGTTGCCGAATCATCAATATTTTCGACTATTTTTTGAGAACCTGGTTCTCCTTTTTCCTCTTTTGGAATTGATTTAGAAAAAATAGTTGCCGAATCATCAATATTTTCGACTATTTTTTGAGAACCTGGTTCTCCTTTTTCCTCTTTTGGAATTGATTTAGGAATAACTGCTCTTCCATCTTTTCTATCTTCTGGTTCTCTATATTCTAATCCTAAAAAATCAAAAATATCACGCTCTGAATCAAACGTATTTTGCAGTTGTTCTGTTTTTTTCTTATCCACCATTTTTGAAATACCATGTTCATTCAAACTATATCCCATTTTCAAGGCATGTCCTCGCATAACAGTATTGAATCCTTTGCTACCGGTGAAATATAATACTGCAAAAGGGTACTCTTCATGTTTTGTATACAAGAAATCAACACGGCGATGAACCTTACTCGACGGTATTTTAGCTACAACCAATGATTTTGTTTTACCACGAGAGAGAACATTGGTAATAATTCTATTTTCTATTAACATATCGATGAATTTTTCAAATACTGTTGGGTTCTTAGAAGTAATAATAACGTCTATATCCCCGGAATTTGCAAGTTTACGCCGATAACTACCAACGATTTCATATGCAGAATCGCCCTCTTTCACTTTATTGAAAATAGAAGAGAACATATTGTTATATTCATCTATTTCTGAACGAGGAATACGTTCTTCAATGTCTTCATAATATTTAAGCCCTATTTTTTGGACAGCATTGAGAACTTCGTCTTGACGTTCTCGTAATTCTTCGATACTTTTGATTCCATATTTTTCTACCAACTCTTTTGCCTTAATTGGTCCAATACCGTATACATTACTTAACATATATTCGGGTTTGTTCTTTTCGCGTTCTAATAATTCTAATGTTCCAGTTTCTTGATATTCTTTTAATTTTTCCATTATAGTCGATCCAATACCCGGTAATCCTTTCAATTGTGAAACACGAGTGATTGGGTCAGGATATGCAAGAATCGTTTCTTGTGCTCGTTTATATACTCTCGACCGTATTTGGTCGCCGCGTTTACTCATTAATACTGTTAATTTTTCCATTAAATCAACCAGCTTTTCGTTCATAGGTTCTCTGTTTTCAACAATATTTTCAGGGGATTTTTCCGGTGATTTTTCCGGCATTTTTTTCTTCGTCTGTCTCGGTTTACGCGGTTTCTTTTCCAAAGCCATTTTTTCTTTGAATAATCGTTTTTGTTCATTTATTATTTGTGACATATATTATATATATTACAAATATCTTTTACATCTTTCTAATTTCAAATGAATGAAGTTTCTATATCAAGTTTTTATTTATTGAAATTGGTAATCCGTGTCCAAATAATATCATATATACCAATATCAATGCTGATATTAATATAGTTCTGTTTTCAGCTATTAATGGAGGTTGTCCTAAATAAATCATAAAAATATAAATAAAAACCCCAATTACTATTGAATGTACTAACATAATCAAGCCTCTTTCCATTTTTATATAATACAAATATATAAAAAATTGGGATAATCGGGCTTTTGACATGTTTGTTAAAACCCAGGCGCGTCTGTGAATATTTGCGTATTTGCTGTATTTAAAGTTTTGGTTTCAGTAACTACATTGAATAATTCAGAAATAGCGTTATTATTTTGAAAAAAGATGAAGGACCCAACTGCTGTACTAACAAATACTATAATTGCGTCTCTAACAAAGTATTTCAATGGTTTCCATTCTTTGTCTAAATATTTTGCCTCCAAAAATTTGATTACGCAAAATATAAAAGTAATCAAAAATGAAATAATCAGTATTTTTTCCATAAAAATATATAATAATTACTAAATATTTTTATAGATAATATTACGCATTTATGGTAATTCTTCAAAATCAAATAATGGGATATCATTCGAAGATAACGTATTGTCTCCGTCTAATAATTCAAAACCGGTTAAATCCATAGGCTCTGTATCAATAGTAATGCGGTCATTGTCCTCATCGCTGTCACTCTCTTCTTCTAATTTACGTTGAATTGCTCTGGATGTACTGATTTCTTCTAAACGTTCAATTGTTTTTGGTGCATTTACAGTATCTACTTTGTTTTCGGTATCCATTATAGAATCATAATCATTAAACGATAAACGGGTAATAACTGGTTCATTATCAATGTTTTGTATAGAAGGAACAACTGATGGTAATTCTTCGGTTGAAGTTTCTTTTACTAGTGCGGATTCTTCTCCGTTTTCTGTCACCGGGGTTTCAATAACCGGGTCTTCTAATTTCTCAATAATGACCTCTTCTTCTTGTTCGACACCTTCTTCCATATAAGCACGAATAATTGCTTCGGTTGGAATACTTTCACGTATAGCAGTCATAATAGATTCTTGAACAATCACTTCTAGTTCACGATTGTTCTTTTGCACCTGCAATGGATTGATATTCTTCTCAAATAAATATACATTCATGTATAATTTACGAGCAACATTGATATATACTTTGTGAATGAAATTGTCTAAATTTGGAATAGAAATATCGATTTTCTTCTGTTTATTGCCAACGCGAATACATGTTAATACCTTTAATTGTATAATATGAACACATGTAATCAAATCTTCTAAATAATTACAACCACTGCGTTCAATGATTCGTTTACGTTCCTCTTCTACTATAATAGCGTTCCATTTTGGAATACGGGAAAGCAAATTTTGAAAAGTCATTAAATATTTATCTATTTCGTTGTTTTCTACACACATCTTCCATGATTCGTTGAATATAGAACGAATACCTTCAATAACAAGTGGCGAAAAAATACTAACTAAACGACTACACCATTCATTTTTGGATTCTTGTAAATTGGATAAAACAAAATCGTCCATTTTTTAAATTATACGTTTACTTTTTAAATAGTATTTTAACGAAAAAATAATATATCCAATAAATGGAACAATAACATTTTTTCACAGCGGAATTCACTTTTGCGAGATTGGTAGTGCATGATTATATTCGATTTTTGTAAATTATTCCATTTTTCATGTTTAGTTCGTTTTAACCATTCAACCAAATCCAAACAGGAACAACCATTTTCATACATGGTATTTACTAAATCCAATAAATGATTATGATTCATATCTTGTATGCATATAGTATTTTTCATATGTTCATTTAACCATTCTTTTTTGGAATTCTCATATTCTCTGAAATCAAATTTTTTGTTCAAATTATATTGATGTAGGTTGATTGTATTTCCATTTTCATCCATATATTCGGGAACACATATTTCGCAAAATCGGGATAATATAGGATTTAGCAACCTATGTTTATTTTCTACCACAATAAAAAAACGTGTTGTGAAACTGAACAATTCAATACACCTACGCAGTGCTGATTGAGCATCAATCGTCAAATAATCGGCATTGAAGAGAACAATGGATTTGAATGGTACACCACTATTGGATTGTATATTCGTTTTGGCGAAAAATTTGAGTTCTTCGCGAATAAACTTGATTCCTTTCCCATGAGCGCAATTTACAAACATGACATTGGTCTTTATTTTTTGTTTATCACCATTGTATATCTTATGAAGAAAATTGTGGATGATTGTTTTTTTGCCTGTTCCCGATGAACCGTGAATAATAATATTGGGTATTTTGTTATTTTTATGGAAATAATCCAATTTATCTTGTATATTTTTATGGATGGGTAATTGATTTATATTCATAGGTATATAATGAATATAAAAGTGTTTTTTTATGTTTTGTTTTCAAAAATAACAAATTACATTCTTCCTCCTGTTTTTTTATTTATTTTTTCACTTAAATTATGCGTGTTTATTTTCTTAACAATAAAATATATTCCAAGATTTCTTTCATAACAACAACTTCCTTCTTTATCAACTGGTAATATTTTGAATGTATTTAATATATCAGTCATAATATAATTATTTACAATCATTATTGAATGCTGTGCTAATGTAAAATTTGTATCTATTATTGAACTATAATTAAGACCGGTATTATTCAACAAATTTATACCTTTGTCTTTAATAGTCAAATGTGAATTATACCCACTTTTATGATGATATGTATATGCATTTGTATTATTTACAATACTTGTATCTATATAATTATTTACAATATTAGAGTCTTGGATACAAAAATATATATCATAATTAGGATATTTTGAATAAGCATATTTACATGCCCCAAATTCATAGTTTTTATTTTTAACGAAATGTAATTCTACCGCTGGAAATTCTTTTCGAATTTTATTATAATTTGTAAAATCATTACTATCACTATCAATAACACATATTTTATAATTTCGATTGTCTTTTATTTGTATTTTATATAAATTTTGTATGCAATTATACAAATATGGATTTGGTGATTTAGAACTGATAATAATTAATATTTTTGGATTTTTTTCTTCATTAGAGTTTACAATATTTGTATCAAATGTTTCTTGTAAATTTATCAAAGTATTAATATCGGGATATTTATTTTTTAATATATTTACTTGATTTTTGTTTAAATGTGCCCATATTTTATGAATACCAAATGAGTTTTCGCAATAGATACATTCGACTGAGAAATATTTTGCTTTATCAAACGATGGTTTATTTATAGTTATAATTTTTTCATTATATCCGTTGAAAAAACGGTCTTCTGGTATATATTTCCCCCAAGGCTTTTCATTTGAATTATCAATTGCTATATCTTTATATTTAAGTAATTCTAGCATTTTGCTTTTTTTTCTTAAAGATAGTCCTCCATTGCCTACTTGAATATCACCTAAATTACCTGTTGTTTTAGGCCATGGTGCACCTACATAATCATATTCTAAAAAATCATTTATTTTATCTTTATTTTCTTTTAATATAATACTGTCCGTTTGAAAAATCAAAAATGTTTCACTAGGTATATAATCATAAAATGTTTTATCATAGAACAATGTAGAATATTCTTTAATTGTAAAATTTTTACTTTCTATATTTAAATTGATTAATTTGGTTTTACTTTTATATTTTTCAAGTTTTGTATTCATGATATTTTCAACCATGTTTTTATTGGTATTACTGTGAAAAATTATAAATGCCCAATCATCATTTAGATTCTCCATAAAATTATTTAATACAAATTCTAATGCTTTATGCTGTCGCGGTTCAACTATTACTGCTGTATATTTTCTATCAGTTGTGATTGATTCTTGTGGTTTATTTATAAAAAATTCAACAACTTTATTATTATTTTCTATTTTTTCAATATAAAAATTATGGTTCCATTTCATCAAATATATCATATACATGACACCGAATAGTATTCCATATTTAATATCAATTATTGTATAGTATATTACCAATAATAATCCAATACTTTTTTCAAAAATATGACTAAATTTAAATTGACATTGACGATTCAAAATAAATAATATTAAAAATATTACAAATGGTATAACCATAATTTTATTTATTTTCATTTATATATTGTGTATATAATTAATTATTGAATTTACCCCTCTTTTTTCACCAATTTCAATTGTTTTGTAAAAACATACCGGTCGGCATACATGGTTCTCCTGCGAACATTGCAAGATAAACATGCAATTTCTAAATTGCCTTTATTATGTCCATAATCATTATCTATGCGGTCTAATGTCCATTGAGAAGGTTCTCGAACATGTTCATAGAGAACCTTGACTTTATTTTTACAATAAAAACATTCTAAATTACTTTGTAATAACAATTGTAATACATTTTCTAAATCTACTAATTTTTCCAAATCCAATAGTTTTTTATGAATGTCTTGTGATTTATATCCGTTTATTTTTTGATTCAATTGTTGTATGATACATTTGACTATATTTGTATATTCTGGGTTCTCAAATTCTTTTTTTTGAATCATGTTGAGAACCTGTATTATGTTCTCGAAATTCAAGTCGTTTTCAGTAAATGTCCATTTATCAGTTTCTACAATGACGCGCTTTGTTTTTTCTTTTGTCGTATTTACTTTTTTTTCGGATTTTTCTGTTGTCTTGTTCTCGAAAATAATCTTTTTTGTTTCTTTTTCTTTTTCTTGTTCCATCTTTTCTATGTTTATAAATGACCAGGTATTTCTTTTGCTATAGAAACATAATAAATATATATTTTAAAACATAATAAACATTATTTTAGAATATAACATAAAGACATAACAAAATAAATATGTTTAATAATGAAAAGAATGAAGCCACATTACCACCATCTCCTAAAATCGATAATACATTAGCAAATGCAAAATATAAATCGATTATACCACAAACATCGTCGTTTAATGACCTTACCTATAATGCTATTGATGAAATCTTGGAAAACGAAAAACAGAAAAACAAATCCGACCCTTGGAATAAATTAGACAAGACGGTGAAAATTCAAAAATTGCATGCATTTGCAGAGAAATATGGAAAGGATAATGGTTTACCCGTAAAAGAAATCAAATCACTCAAACAATTTTTCATTGGTTGTTTAGAAAAACAAAAGTTACAAAAAACGAAGGACGTTGTGTATGATAAAGAAAAAAAAGAATTGGTAAGTATACCTGCATTGCATTTTAATTCAGAATCACATAATTTCAGTTTGAAAAATATGGATGCCAAACGCGTATCCACTATAAAATCGCTTACACCAAAACGAATCAGTGAGAAAAACAAAGAGGACTCAAAAGACTTGTAAGATATATTTTCTTGCAATATATTTTATATATAATATATATACACTATGAACGTTTATACATATTATAAAATGGTCGTATATTGTTTGCTATCATATGCATTTGTATGTATTGCTGAACCAGATTGCGCTACAATCAAAAGTTACATAAACACCATATTTCAAAAAAATGAAACCAATATCAAAAATGAAAAAACAAATATACGTATTATGCAGTACAATACAGAATGGTTGTTTATTGATTATTATGCTTCATCTGACTGTCCAGGACAAGGATGTACCTGGAAAAATAAAAGTGAAGCCGAAACACATTTATCCTATGTAGCAAAAGTAATTCGCAATATGGCACCTGATATAGTCAATATATGTGAAATTGAGGGCTGCGATGAATTGAATATGTTGTTGAAAAACACCGAATATTCGCCCTATTTGATTAATGGAAAAGACACGTCCACCGGACAAAATGTCGGAATGCTTACAAAAATAAACCCACGCGTCAGTTTATATAGAACCGAAGAACATGTGAATTATCCTATAATCAATTCAAAATGCGGATATACCGGCGCACCGGGTACCGCAGGTGTCAGCAAACATTATATTACCGAATTTGCACGGAATAATATGAATATTGCATTTATTGGTGCACATTTATTGGCATTCCCAACGGACACAATGCGATGCGCTGAAAGAGAAGCCCAGGCAACCGTGTTACAAAATGTCATTCTTTCCTATATCAAAAAAAACTATGAAATTATCATGTTAGGTGATTTCAATGATTTTGATGAGAACACGTTAGATAGAAATAATAATAAACCCACGTCCCATGTTCTCGATATATTGAAAGGCGCGAATACGGGTGTATATACATTGCAAAACGCAGCGTCGTTAATTCCACAATCCAGTCGATATAGCGATTGGTACGATAGTAATAAGGATTGTAAATCTACTTTATCGGAATTCTCTATGATAGACCATATTTTATTGACACCCAATTTGATGCATAAAGTGAAAAATGTCTTTATTTACCAGGAATACGCAGAATATTGTGGTAAATACAATTCGGATCATTATCCTGTAATTGTTGATTTTGATTTTTCTTAATTTTGAAAAATTGAAAGTATATAAATATTTCTATATAATTATATTTTATATACAAAAGACAATAACCGAAAATGTTAAGTTTTATTGAACCTGATTCCGATGATATGTTTGATGCTCAAATTACAATATCTGAATTAATCGATGACTATGTAAAAGATGAAATTTTGAAAATGTCGTCACCAGGGTTCCATAATGAACTTGTCAATCAAATCAGTGATATTTTATTTGAACAATGGACATCTGCTGAAATATGTGAAGATACTGACGAAATATATGACGAAATTTGCGATTTTGTAGAAAACGTTTGCAATGATTATTTTGAAAATTATGATATACCTCCTCGTCAATATTCTATTACCATTTTGAATGAATCACGTGATTGTGATGCCATTCAAGAAAAAATCAAAAAATTGGAAGCTACATATCAACCTGACCAAAGAACCGCTGAATGGTATGAATATAGACACAATATGATAACTGCAAGTAATATTTGGAAAGTATTTGCTAGCGAATCGCAATACAATAGTTTAATATATGAAAAGTGTCTTCCATTTGATAATAAAACTGGGAGTGGATATGTCAATACCGAATCCGCTCTACATTGGGGTGTTAAATATGAACCGGTAAGTATAATGATGTATGAATTATTCAATAGTACAAAAATAGGGGATTTTGGTTGCATTCAACATCCGGTGTATAAATGTATTGGTGCATCACCGGATGGTATTGTGGTTGACCCATCTAGCGAACGATTTGGTCATATGGTAGAAATCAAAAATATTGTAAACCGTGAAATTACTGGTATTCCAAAAGAAGAATATTGGATTCAAATGCAACTGCAATTAGAAACATGTGATTTGGATTCATGTGATTTTATTGAAACACGTTTCCGAGAATATGAAAACGAATGGATGTTTTATAACAATATTCGCAGACGCAAGGAGAGTGTTGATATTGTGGTTGAAAAAATAGATACCGCAACTGATGTAGAGTTAGAATTGGATTTTATTGATCCCGTCGTAAACTTAACAGACGTAAACTTGACAGCCGTAAACTTGGACCCCGTTGTCGAAAATTCAGAAGACAATGAAGAACAATTACCAAGCGAAGAAGAAACGGTAATAAACGTGGAAGAACCTCCTTTTCGCAGCGTCATATGCCATTTCATATCAAAAGCATTCACAAGCAATGTTCCAAAATATGTCTATATGCCACTTGATACGCCTATTGAAAAAGACGTCATTGATGAGTGGATAAAAACCCAGAAAGAAATATTAAAAGAAACTCATGCTTTATTTACCGTTATTTATTGGTATTTAGATGAATATTCATGTATTTTAGTGAAACGAAATCGTAAATGGTTTGAAGCCGCTGTGCCTAAAATACAAGAAGCTTGGAATACAATAGAAAAAGAACGTGTAACTGGATATGAACATCGCGCGACAAAGAAAAAACGAAATGAAGTTGTAGTAGAAACCAATGCGGATAATAACAAAGTCATAAAAAACTTGCAAGTGAACAATGGAATATGTTTGATCAAGTTGGATTAATTATTTAGGACATTTTGAAGAAAAAACAAAAACCTTTTATTTACAAAATAACAAAATAATAAAAGTAATATAAATATATTTTTTATTATTTATATAAGAAATGTCATCTCCAAAGTCAATGGTAGAAGATGAGGAAATGCTTGTTAAGAAAAGAAACGGGAATATGGAGGTCATTGCATTTGATAAGATTTTAAGACGTATCAAAACAATTGGAACCGAAGTCGGAATCAAAATCAACTACACTACATTGGCGATGAAGGTCATTGATCAATTGTATAACGGTATTTCTACCACTCAAATTGATGAATTAAGTGCCCAACAATGTGCATCACTTGCATCCACCCATCCAGATTATAATGTATTAGCCAGCAGAATTACTATATCAAATCATCACAAAAATACAGTTGGTTCATTTAGTCAGGTAATGACAGAACTATATGAATACAAAGATAAACATGGACAACAATCGCCATTGGTTTCACAAGAATTATATGACGTAGTTCAAAAATATGGTTCTGAATTAGAATCTATGTTAGATTATAGTCGCGATTATTTGATTGATTATTTTGGATTCAAGACGCTGGAACGCGCATATTTGATGAAAATTAACAAAGAAACAGTGGAACGCCCTCAACATATGTGGTTACGTGTTGCTGTTGGTATTCATGGCGATAATTTAGAAAATGTCAAAGAAACATATGATTGTATGTCACAAAAATACTTTACACACGCAACCCCGACTCTTTTTAATGCAGGAACACCTCATCCTCAATTATCAAGTTGTTATTTGTTGTCTATGGAAAACGATAGTATAGAAGGTATTTACAATACATTGAAGGATTGCGCATTGATATCCAAGTGGGCCGGTGGTATTGGCCTACATATTCACAATGTTCGTGCATCGGGTAGTCACATCCGAGGAACTAATGGGGCTTCCAATGGAATTGTTCCCATGTTACGAGTGTTCAATAATACTGCGCGCTATGTAGATCAATGTGTTCTTCCAGAAACAATTATTTATACAACACAAGGTCCTATACAAATTCAACATTGTGTTATGAATGAAACTGAAATTTATAATTTACAAGGAGACGTCGAAGTTATTCAAAATGTACTTGAACATCCATATGATGGAGAAGTATTAGAAATAGAAACGATGCATTCCATTCATCCATTAACTAT